TTGCGGGCATTGACTCTATGTTTTTGATTATTTATACCTGTTAGGTATAACTTGTTTTTACGGGTGAAGACCTGATCACCTGAGCTGATGTTTCAATACCTGAAACACCATTTTGATTAAAGAACTCAAATGATTTGGAATTAACTCCTCTGGCTACATTTATAGCACCCCAACTGTATTTTCCTACTCTTGGTAGACCAAAAGTTGCAAATCCAACTGTATTAATACCAGAAATTGATTGTACATTTGCAAATACTCTTAAGACAGAAGATCCTACACTTACAACGTGTTCAGCAAAATAGACATTATCTACAAATTCAGTTCCAACACCAACAATTTCTGGGCCTGAAGATGTTGTCCTAATTCCAGTTACGCCACTTGTGCTACTTCCAATAGAAGTATTTTCAATTACAAAGTAATCACCAGTAGTTATACCAGATCAACAATTTGATTTCCATCTGCATCCAATCTTCTTGACTGATATGAGGAGGAGTCTGGTTTTAATTCAAAAAATAAAGCAGGCCCAGTGGTGTTAATACCAACAGCACTTGTTCCTATACCAACAATATCACCATAATCTCCCAAATAGGTAACTTTTTTGAGTTCTTCTACTTTAGGTGCTGTTGTTCCAATCCCAGCTAAATTACCAACTATACTTATGTTATTATCTTTTGTGCTAGTTCCATCAATAATTGAAAAAGCCCAAGAATTTTTAATGTATATTTTACTATCTGATGGTGATATTGATTTTATAATACCTGAAGTTGGAACTACTTTTG